AACGGCGCGAGGTCCTTGTTCTGCTCGATGATCGGCTCCACGTCCACCGCGCTGTCCACGGCGAACCGCCCATCGGGCAGCGTGTGAAAGGTCCGCACCCGCCCCGTCAGGGGGTCAGTATCGAGGATCATCGTGGTGTCGCTCACGAATAGCCCTCTTTCTTCCGCTGACGAAAGCCTTTCGCGGCGACCCGGAGCTGCTGCTTCGGCCTCGGCACTTGGACCTTCACCTTGGGGGCTGGGGGACGTTTCGGCATCAGGGCCGTTGGACGTTGAAGACGTACGTCCCCGCCGGGGGCACATTCGCGACGGCGGTGAAGTTGCCCCACTGAATCGCGACGGTGGTCGCGTTCACCACTCTGGCCCCGACGATGCCGACATTGGTCGCGAAGGCCGCTGGAGGATTCACGGTCACAAAATCCGTCACCGCCAAGACGAGCGGGGTCCCGGCGCCCGTGGCGTAGCGCTGGAGGCCCGCCGTCACGTCGTAGGATTCCTCCGACACCCCGACCGCTGCCGCTCGTGCCGATGGCGTGAGGGCGACCCCGAACACGATGGCACCCGCGAAGGCCATTAGCCCCCCGCTTTCTTGCCCTTCGCGGACACGTTCTTGGGACAGGAGTCCCGGTGCCCTTCGATCAACTCCCGCCCGATCTGGGTCCTGACATGCACTCCGGTGACCGGGTTGTAGCCCTTGTACGCCCCGCAATACGGGCAGGGGCCGTTGCCTTGCGCTTCTTGTTCTTTCTGCCACGCCGTGTCGGCTTCGACGTGTTCCTCCCACTCGATGCGCCGCGCTTCTTCCGGCGTGACGACGACATTCGCTTTGGTCTTCGGCATGAACTCCCCCAGGAGGGAGGGGGGCTTTGGGCCCCCGCTCCGCTCCGCTAGAAGGTGTCCCTACTCATCAAGAGGTGAGCAGGTCCGCGAGCAGGCCTTGACTGAAGTCTGTCTTTACCTTCAACCCCCACTCCGCGAGCAGCATCCGCTTCTCGGCATCGCCGGTCTTGGCCAGCTCCTCCACCCGGAACGGACGGAGGTACACGATGTCGATGTACTCGAAGTCCAGCACCCACGCATCCCGGTCCCGCTGGAAGCGGTTCGGGACGATCGAATAGGTGCCGAACTCCCCGACGTACACGTCCGCCGAGCCGATGATGGCCGCCGGACGCGCCGCTTCCTGGAAATACGTCTTGGTCGCGATCCCGGCGAAGCCCGAGAACACCGACTTGTTGAACGGGCCCACCATGATCGTATCAGGCGACCCGCCGTTCACCCACACGCCCGAGAGCACCACCTTCAAGAGCGCTTCGGTCGCGGCCCGCTGCGTCCCATCGTTGCGGGGGTCGGTGAACAGCAGGGCGTCGGTCGGATTCGTCCCCGTGGCGCCCATCGAGACGTTGGTGCCGTCGATGGAGCCGATGGTGGCCCCCATCGTGCCCGTCTTCGGGGCGGTCGTCGAGTTCCCGGCCACGGCGCCCACGTTGTCGAGCGCGTTCTTTTCGATGTCGCGTTTGATTTCCGCCGACCGCTTGGTGATCTGGTAGGCGAGTTCCGTCTTCCGGCCTGCGGTCGAGACGGCGTTGGTCGTCCCGGCGACGATGATGGCTTTCCGGCTGATTTGCGTCCGGTTCCCCATGCGAACGGTCGCGGTGACTGCGTCGAAGGCCGCGATGTCATCGCCTTGGAGCTGGGCGTTCGTGGAAACCGCCGCCGCCAACGCGTCGCGCTGCCATTCGTACAGCGTGTTGTCCACCGAATCCCGCCCCGCGTTCGAGATGAACGGGGTATCCTCAGGACTCAGGTTGTAGATGATGTTCGAGAGTTCTTCTCGGACACCTTTGATGTCGAACACGAGGGTCGTGTTCGCGATAATCGTCATGTTCTGCTCCTATTCCAGCAGCGCCTCGATGGCCTTGGAGGCATCCCGCAGCCGGTGCGTCTTGGCGGCCTGCTGAATCAGTTCCTGTTGGCGTGCATTGGCCGGAGGAGGCGGGGGAGTGGCCCCGGGCTTCGCCGTCCGAATGGCGGGGCTCTTGGCTTTGGCTTGGGCCGAGGGCTCCCGCTGCAATTGCTTGTACTTCAGGGCATCCCGCAGGAGGAGGATCGTCCGTGAATCCACGACTTGATCCAACTCCTTATCGGTAAACCCGTAGCTCTTGGCATGGGCCCGCAGTTGCGCGGATTCAGCTTTGGCTTTGTCGGGATCAGCCCAATCGGGCAGGGCGGTTTTGAGCTTGTCCTGTTCCGCGCGGACATAGGCATGGTAGCGTTTCATTTCGTCGGCCTGCGCTTCCTGCTCGACGCGGCGCTGCTCCGCTTTCAGCCTCTCGGTATGCGCCTTGGTCCGCTCCCACTCGGCCTTTTGCCGCAAGAACTCGGCGGGGTCCACCTTCGCGTGAAGGGCATCCCAGTCGGGTTCCCCCTGCAACTGCTCGATGGCTGAGACCAGTTGCTTCAAGCCATCCGCGTATTGCGTGCGTTCCGCCTGCACGGCCTGGGACTCGGCCTCAAACGTCCGGCGTTCCTCTGCCAAGGCCATCGTCTTGCGCTTGTAGTCTTCGTGCTTCTGGTATCCTGCCCGGAGTTCATCGAGGTCTACCTGGTGGGTTTCCCCATCCACGGTGACTTCGTAGGTCTGGGCAGAGTCCTCAGACGGCGGGGGCTCGGTGGCAGCGGGCTCGGAGGGAGTGGGCGCTGGGGGAGTCTCAGCCGGGGCGCCGGGCGTCGGCGCGGGCTCGGTCGCGGGGGCATCTGGGCGAGACTCGTCCGTCTCGGTGATGAGCCCGGCGATCTTTCCAACAGCTTCCCCAGCGGTGAGGGAACTCGTCGCGCTGGGTTCTGGCTTCGGCATGATACTACTCCTGTTCCGAAAGTGCAAGTTGACGATCCCGGATAGCCCGGAACTCGCGTTGAACGTCCTCGAACGATTGCCATTTTTGCCACAGCGCCTCGCGATCAGCGGAGGTACTGTTCCTCGCCTTGAACGCCTTGAGCGCCCGTTCCTCCATGCGCTCTTGGACTTCCGCCCACGCATCAGAGGCCAAGAACGCTTCGATGGCTTTGGCGCGGTGGAGAATCTGCTCGGGGCTCAGTTCAGCCATGTCTCCGCCATCGTGTAGGCGAGTACCAAGTCTTCATCCTCCAAGGCCATCCGCATGAACGTGCGGGTATCTTCTTCGGGGTCCGTGGGCGCATCGACGTAGCCCCGGAAGGCGATCCGGGGGCCTCGGACAGTGATGCCGAACGCCCCCTCGTGCAGGTCGTTGACCGTGAGGTCCAAGGGGACGTGCTGGCGTCTCGGGGGATAGCGATGCACCACCGCCCGCTTGCGGACGCCATGCGGTCTTCCCCCGACTGCCGGAGGCGCGCTGCTGGGCACCGTGCCGGTAAAGGCGATACTCGGGGTCGGGACGGTAATCGCAAACGTGCTGGTAATCGGGGGCGCGGTGACGGTCCCCGTGAAGGCGATGGCCGGTTGCCCGACGGTAATCGCGAACGTGCCGGTGACCGGCGGGGCGGTATTGGTCCCCGTGAAGGCGATTTGCGGCTGCGCGACCGTGATCCCAAACGTCCCCGTGACGTTCGTGGTCGCGAGGACTTGCGCGGCGGACCCGTTATACCAGAACGCGCCGGGGCCCGTCATTTAGCTAATCTGCCGAATGGAGGCATCGAAGGCCCGATCCGTCCCCGCGATCTTCTTGATGGTCATGTCCCACCCGTTCATTAAAATCAGCATCGGCGTGCAGAAAATCTCCGACTGCACCCCTTTCAGCGTGGCGAGAAAGACGAGCTTCGAGGTCCCGCCCGATTCCACCTTCTCGTAAATCCGAATCGCGTATTCCTCGGTCTTCGTCATGTTCGTCTGGTCATCGATCCAGAGCTGGAACACGCCGTCCGTCGTCTGACTCTGCGCCACGTCGTAGGTCGCGTTCCGGGGGATCGAGAGTTCCGTCGTCCCCGAGGGCGTGACGTTGTTCAGCGTGAAGGCTTCGGTAATCGCCATTAGGGCTGGCGCTCCAAGAGAAACGACCCCGTCGCGATCCAACGGTGGCCGGTCACGCAAGCAATGGCCCCGCTCATTTCCATGTGGATGTGTCCCCCCACCGCGCCGTTGCGCGCTCCTTCTTTGGGCTCCACCGTCGCGACGGAGAGCCCGAGGCCACAGATCGGACAGGTCAGGATGACGGTGCTCACAAAATCGACAAGTCGATGTGCAGCACTTGATCGACCTCGATGTTTTCCGCCGCCGCCGCGTCAATCACGGCATCCCGCACCCGCGTGCGCCAATTCGGGAGCACCGGGATAAACGTGGGCGACGACGCCTCGAACGTCAGGAAGATGTGGCCCGAGGACCCGGTGGTCACCGCCGCCGTGCCGGTGATTTTGTAGAGATTGTCCTCAATGTCGAGCGCGTAGCACTCCGTCACCATCGCTTTGGCCATACGTCCTCCTTAGCTGACGGCGTGGATGACGCCGTTATAGTTGCCGACATCGTTGACTCCACTGTTCGAGCACCGCATCACCAGGCGCGTCCCGGATGGCACATCCGCAAACGCGGGAAACGTGTTCCACGGCCCGTCCATGCGTTCATCCGCCGTCATGTGGTACACGAACGACTGCCCAATTTCGAGTTCGGTCGCCGCGCCGGTCCCGATATCCACGAAATACGCGAGCGTATTGAGCGTCGTGTCGGTGCCCGCTTGGAAGCTCGGATAGAACGCGAAATGGTTTTCGCTCGTCGAGGCGGTGATTTGCGTCCATGCCCCCTCCGCCGCCGAGGCCCCCGGCACGATGGTCGTCCCAAACGGCACGGTGCCCATGCCGTAGGTCGTGACCTTCCGGCCGACGCGAAACGGGGGCAGCGCATCCCCGCCGTAGACGTAAATGACGACGTTGTACGCCGTCGAGAGGCGTTTGCCCGCACCGCGCGCCCAGATTTGCGTGCCGTTCGGGATGTAGAGCGGGAAATGCCATTGCTTCGGCCCGATGGCGGTGCTCGTGAACCAGCCCGCAAACCCCATCAAGAGATCGGGGATGATGATTTCTTGCGTGGCCGCCCCCGTCGCGATATCCATCGCCCCTTGGGAATCGGCGGCGGCGCTCCCGTAGTTCAGGGCATAGATCGATATCCAGTAGACATCGAACGTCGTGGTGAGGAGCGAGACGTAACTGCCTTTGGTCGCCTCGGCAGCCCCGGTCGTGACGGCGGTCCCCGGCGTCGCGGCGCCGACGGTCCCGGCATTGTGCTGGACCCGGAGTGGGCCTTTCTGGGGAACCCAAAGGATGGAAGCCTCCTAGGCTGGGAAGGTGATGGTCCCCGCCGAGCACGCGACGTTGGCCCCGGCGGTGATGGACGTGGAGTTCAAAATCAAATCGGCGGCGGAGGTGCCCACAGACATATCGACCTTCCGCACGCCCGCCGAGGTCGTGAGCGTCGCCCACGTCGCGGTCCCCGTGGCGTCCGCCGAGGCATCCGCCGTGATGGCGTTCGCGGTCAGAACCCCGGCGGCGGCGGCCCCGAAGGCCGTGGCCGACAAGGGCAGTTCCGCGAGCTTCACCTGTGCCCCGAGGGCGGTGGCGACGTTCGTGGGCTGCGTCCCGTCGTAGATACGCAGGAAGCCCGAGGCGCCAATCGACGTGTCGATGGCGTCCAGAAAGGTGTTGCGGTCCGCTTCGAGGAAATGCGGGTTAGTCGCCATAGTGATCTTTCAGCACCGCTTTCAGGGCTTCGAGTTTCCGGGGATTCGCGCCGCTCGCTTCGAGTTCCGCGATCTCCCGCTCCAACTTCTCCTTGGAAGCCGGGGTCACCGTGCCTTGGAATCCCATTTACTCCCCCTCCGTAATTTCGACATCCATTTTGCGGCCATCACTCCGGGTCATCTTCATCCGCTTCTTTTTCGGCTTCGCATCCCCGTTGCCTTTGGCGGCAGCGATGCGTTCGCGGCTCGCCATTTCCTCGCGCTGGAGCTGCGCTTCGAGTTCGGCAATGGCCATGTCGGTCGGATACTTGGCCCGGAGTTCCGCCATCCGCAGGACGATGTCCGCTTCCGCCTTGTCGCGTTCGCGGTCATCGGTCAAGTGAATCGACTCCCGCTCCAAGGCCAATTCGGCTTCCTTCGTGGCGAGCTGGGCTTGCAAGTCGGCCATCTTCTGGGCGGCTTGTACTTGGTCGATCTGGAAATCCGCCTTTTGCTTTTCGAGCGCCGCCATCGACTTCTGCATCTCCGCTTGGGCCAAGACCATGTTCGGGTCGGGTTGCGGGGGAGCGGGGGGCGGTTGCCAGTCGAGCGGCACCGCCGAAAAGAACTTCGTGGTATCCCGGAAGCCCTGCAATTCGAGCAGGGTGGCGTAGGTGTGGCGGAGTTGCCCGATCCCACAGAGGGGATTCGTCGGCCCGAGGAGTTGCAGGATTTGTTCCTGTTTCGCGGCGGTGGCGACCAAGACGCCAAGTTTTTCTTGCGTCCCGAGGGCGACGTTCACCGACACGTCCATTTCGGCGTCCCACGCCTTGGGATCGACAGGGACGTATTGATTCCTGAGCCGCACAATCCGGGGCGTGGGGTTGTGCTCGACCAAGAGTTGCAAAAGCCCCTTGAACAACTGCTTCATGCCCGTCCCGGCGAAGACGCGGGCGATCAGTTCCAGTTGCTCGGAGGCGGCTTGCACCGTCGCCTTGACGCCGACTTCGGGCGTGGACTGCAAGGCATCGGGATCGAGGGTCGCGGGCATGGGGCCGACCCGTTGCTGCTTGACGCCATCCAAGACGCCGAGGAGGGGAATCAATTCCGCCCCAATGAACTCGTGCTTCAGTTCCATCAGCACGGTGCCAGGGGGTTGATAGGTGCGAATCCGCCGACTCGTCGCGGAGGACGACAGATCAGCGGCGTTGACCTCGCCTTCCTGATAGACTTCATCCGGGTCCACCGCTTTGGAGGCGGAATCGTTGATGGCGCGGAGGATCATGCTCTTGATCTTCTGCAAATCCCCCACGCGGTCCTTGATACTCTGCCCAATCAGGACGTGCGGTTCGGGATCGGGGCAGAAAAAGGCAAACGGACGGTCGGCGACGGGTTCCGGGTCGCCCACGAGATGGAGTCCGGGGCCCAAGCACCGGCATTTGACCAATTCCGCTTCCCCGTCGCCGTCGATATCGAGATACGGGTAGGCTTCGACCCACGAATGGCGTTCGGCGGCTGCATCGGTGGCGGGTTGGGTCGTGACGATGCCTCGCCGGGCCACTTCTTCGACGTTTTGCTGCACCTCGGAGGCCCCGCCGCCGTATTGGTCGATCTCGGCGGCGGGGACGCCCATCGCGATCAGTTCCCCACGCGTTTTTTCGGTGCGGTGGGCGATCAAACTCGCGTCTTCCCGGTTTCGCGCGTCCCGGGAGATCAAGATTTCCTCCGGCGGGGCGCACATGATCCGGGCGACGCCTTCGCGGCGCCACTGTTTGTAGGTCACATCCCGGAAGGTGACCCCGTCCTCGATGATTTCCTTGACCTCGGTGACCTCCACATCCGGGGAGGACACCAGCGCCTCGAATTGGAGCACGTCTAAGCGGGAGCCCGTGTAGGTTTTGTAGGTGGAGCGGTCTTCCCACCAGTATTTGATGGTGCCGAGCTTCCTGACCAAGGCATCTTTCCACGCCGAGAACAGTTCAAGGAAGCCGTTGTTGTCCTGATCCAAGACGACTTCGTTCACAAACTCGGTCGCTTGGTCCGCTAAGGCCACGGCGCGCCCGATTTCGGCCTCACTCTTGGGCCGGGGCTGGTATTCGACCACATGGCCGGAGGTGGGGAAGAACATCCGCACGAGACTCGGGAGCATGGCGAGGACGGTATCCCGCACATCGGTCAAGACGATCTGTGAGCGTCCGACGATTTCGTTGCCGAACGGGGCGCCTTGGTAGTATTTCGTCGCCTCCGCTCTGGCGGGGGACAGCGTGCCATCGACGTAGGTCGTGGCGTCATCCACCAGGGCGGCGACGGCGGCTTGGATTTCGCCGTTCGACAATTTCTCAGCCACGGCTCACCATGTAGAGACGAGTTTGCGTTCGACGGGTTTGCCGCCCGTCCTGTCGAGGCTCCGGGCCAGCATGGCGGCTTCGCTCGCGAACGTCAGGACAAACGCATCCGCTAAGTCCGGGCTATGGACTTGGGTCTTGGGGTTCATCTTGATTTTCCCGGAGCGGGGCTGGAAGTCGTACTTCTCTTGGGTCAACTCGCGCACCAGGTCGTCGCCGTCCTTGGCGTTCTTGTAGGACTCGGGGAGCTTGACGTTGCGGTTGGCGAACCACTCTTTGGCCTTGTGCCAGAGCTCCGTCCGCAAGTCTTGGTACTTCTCCTGATTTTGCAGGGCCGGGAGTTCGGAGACGTTGATGTCCTTCGCCGGGAGCCCGAGTTGTCTGAGCCGATCCGCCACGCCGCCACCGACGCCGATGGCATCAACTAAAATACCCACCGGCCTAAGCCAATCTGGCGTTGTATCCCACTCACGCTGGACGCGGGCTGCGATTTCCATGGTATCCAGCTTCGCCCAGGAACGCACTGGCTCGAGGAGTTGAAGGCCCTGTCTTTTTGCAAGCGCGGAACGGTTGGACCCAAATCGAGCACAGTCCAAGCCCCAGACAACAGGGACCGTCCGATGTACCACCACGTCGCGAGTAAGAGCCGGTTCCACCAAGTCGAAGGGAATGAGCACATCGTCTTCGCTGACGGGAAACTCCCCGAGGACCCGGACTCGATAGCGATTCGTATGACGCCCACCGGACGCATGTTCCTCTCCTAAGGCATAGGGGTCGGTCTCCAAGTCCACGAGTTCGCCGCGCGAGACATGCCGGGGCCACCAATCCGCTTTCAAGCGGTTGTGGCTATCATAGAAGAAGCCCGAGGCACGAATGGGATTCCCTGCGAGAATCGCCAACGGATGGGGGCCGGTGAGGGAGGATTGGGCGGCTTCCCAGACCGAATCCGCGACGCCCGAGGCTTCGTCGGCGATGACCATTTCCCACTCGGCATGAAGGCCGGAGAGGGCTTCCGGTTGTTCGGCGCGGGCGGTCTTGATACTAATGAAGGACTCGCTCCGGGCGGCGACGAGTTCCGCCACGTCGGACTTGATTTCGACGAGCCCCTTCAAGGCTTTGGGCAACCGCTTACTCCACGTCTCGAACTCCGCCCACAGCGCCCCGAAGAGCTGCTTCTCCGAGGGCGCCGTGACGGCGGTTTTCTGCGGGAAGCGAAAGAGAATCCGATGCCAGAGGATCCACGCGAGGAGGGTGGTCTTGCCGACCCCATGACCGGAGCGGATCGAAATCCGGGAGTTCGCCCGCGAGAGTCCGGCCCGGTCGTAAGCCGCTAAGGCTTCCCGTTGCCACGGGTAGATATCCTTGCCTTCCGCCGCTTCATCCGTGTTGGGGAAGTTCAAGACCTCCCTTACGAAAAGCTCGGCGTGCGACTGATACCGGCGCCGAAACTCTAAAAAGGGGTTCTCCACGGGGGCTTGCGGGTTCACCCGAGACTCCCATATTGGGGGCTGTGACCTCGTGGTGTATCGCCCCCGCTTGTGCCTCCCGGCCCGCCTGCGTCCGCTCTGGAAAGTGTGTCCTCCATTGCGGCTGCACCGACTGTGACCACTGCGGCACCGCCTACGCCTCCCGCGTCGCCGGAGGGCCGACTCTGACAACCCCGGCCACCCACGCCCCGTCCACGGTGAAATAGCCAGAAACGCCCCCGCTGGCCGCGCCGATCCCCGGAGTGCCCAACCTCCACCGATCCTGCTGCGCGTCGTAGCACCGTGTCCCGGCAAATGGTCGTCATGCACAGGCTAGGCGCCGTGTGCGGAAAGAAACGACCCCCGGCTTGGCGATTCCCAAAAATCCCATCCGTACTACGGGGGTATCCCACGCCTTGCCGTCTCACCTTGCTACACCCCCTCCAGCACAGCCAAAAAAAATCCAGGACGGTACGTGCAGAGTCACCCGCGTGCGCCTGGTGGGGGGCCTTAAGAACTGAGGGGGGGTCATGTGAAGCTGGGAGGCTGTAAGTCATTGTGAGGCCACACCTTCACTAGCTGCAACATCCTGCATGGCATTCTGCACTGCAAGTTCTTGCGTTCCACACGTGAGAGGCGTAGTCACTGCCTCACTGCCCGCAGGGCTCGTAGCAGGCATGAGCGCCAACTGTCCAGTCTGACCTAAGGCGACAGCCAAGGGGACAGAGGCTTCGATCATGCGGTGACGCAGGCTTTCCAAGTGCAGGCTATCCACGTTGACTTGGACGTTGACCTGCTGGCCCTTGTCTCCCCATGACTCACGATCAATGAAGCCCGCCACCTTCACCCGCATCTCGGCGCGGACTTTGGCTTTATTGATGGAGTCGCGGTCAGGCGGGGCTTGATCGACAATGTGGAGGGCATCATCCACCATGGCGGAGGCGCCTTCCTTGCGGGCTTCGAACACCCGTTTGGAGCGTTCGTCGTCGTGGTGCAAGAGGCGGGAGAAGAAGGCACGGGAGATACAGGGGCCAGTGGGAGCGCGGAGGATGAGGCGCGAGATATCGGCGACGGTTTCGCCGGAGGCAATGCGCTCGACAATGGCATCCCATCCACCCATGTCCTGAATCTGGCGCTTGACGAAGCGTTCGATGGGTTTAGCGGCCATCAGCCCGCCACAGCGCAGCGCCGTCCATCACGAGGGTATGCGGTTCTTCCGGGGCGATTTCGAGGAGCCAATCCGCCGCCCGATAAATCGCATTGAGCGAGGCGGGCACCGACCGCAAGGTACTAGGAATCAGTCGCTCGGGAGCGCTGGACCCCGCATAGGCATCCACCCCGCTAATGCGAGGGAGCGGCCCGTAGGTCAAGGCAATACGCCAATCGTGGAGGTCGCGGAGCTGGGCCAGGTCCTGGAGCGCCTGCGCTTTGGTGGCCAGCGGTCACACTCGGGGCGAGGGTCTCCCGAACCTACAAGATTCCTTTGGACTTCGCAAGCGTCCGCGAGATCTTCACCCCACGCGGGGCGCTTTTCCGCAATGCCTCCTTGGCCGCTTTCAAGAGCTCGGCTTTCTCCTGCTGGCGCACATAGCCCTCTAAATCATGCGGGAGCGCGTCCACTCGATACACGGCCCAGCGGCGATTTTCCAGCACCGTAATCGCCTCCCCGGTTTCTAAGAGGACCGCTTCGGCGGGGGTCGGAGCCCACGGGGTCACGTGCGTTTCGCTCGCTTCTTGAGGTTCCGTAACTTCTGGCGCTGCCACCGCGTGAGTCCGGCTTGGCGTTTCCGAACAACAGCGGGCGCTCCGTGCACCAAGCGCTCAATCGCCGCGTCGCGAATGGTCAGGGGCCACCGGCGCGACGGCTCAGCCAGTTGGCGCAGGGCGAACACGTTCATCATGGCGCTTGCCAATTCGGGCGTCAACTCGATCAAAACGGCCCCCGCTCCACCCGCGCCGCCATGATGATATCGCTCTCTAACCGCTTGAACACGAGGCCGTCCAGCGCGGGGCCGGGGGTCCCGAGTTGGGCGCGAATCACACACTCCGCCGCATAGGCTTCGAGACGTTGACAGGCAGCCTTCAGGGCGTCTGTCATTTGAGTAACTCTTCCACTTCGCGGGCCGCCTCCTCTTGGGGCGTGGGGGGCCACCCAGGGAACGCGCCATAGTTTGCGTCAAGCAACTTCCAGTAACCGCCGTTTTGATATTGGCACGGATGTGCGTGGTGAGGTTCCTCACAGATGCGGCGACTCATTTCCTGGTACTTCCAGACGCGACCCTGATCGTCAAGCGCGTAGGGTAGGTATTTGTCCGCAGCGATTTGCACGAACTTCATTTGACTAGCCCCCTCGCCCCGTACTCAGGACTCGTGAATGTCGTAGCTTTCGGGGTGACCCACTTGCCGCAGGTGCAGCGGCGCTCCTTGGGGGGATTGTCGGCCCACTCGTAGCGCTCCCCACAGTCGCACGTCGCAATCCACAGGGTGCGCTCGACCATCTGATACGTCCGGTGCGTCATATCAACCCTTTCGCTTTGAAGATGTCTCCGAGACTATTCAACGTCTTGGCTGGGGCGCGCTTCTCTTGATTCCAGTAGGCCGACTGCGCCCACCGCCGTCCGATGCCCTCTTTCGAATACAAGCCCCGCAAATCCTTCCACCCCAATTGCGCGGCCCCTTTGACCATCACTTCCACCTCACTCGGGCCATAGCGTTTCCACAACTGGCGCAAGATCGAGCCGTTCCGTTTGGGATCGCTCGGGAAGCGTTCCCGCACAAAGGCCATCAGTTGCCCAAAGTTCATAGGCACACCAAAGCCTTTATCCCGGCAGTCCCAAGCGAAACCGGGTGTTGTACGTCAGTCGTGTTGTGCTCTCCCGAATGGCCTGCGTGGAGTTGGTGGCTCGACACGCACCCGTGGCCGACAGAATCGCGAGTTCTCGCTTGCACTAGAGCGCCAACGATCACAGACGGGCGAGACTGCCGGGCCAGGTCGCTGGCAAGCGTTGCCTGGAATTGGAGCGCCCAGATCGTCCTCTTCTCCCGTTGGTTGGGGCGCCCGACTGCGTTACGCCCCCCGCGGACGGTCACAGAACGCGGTCGGACTACAGCCCTTCGAGTATGTCGGCCAATTCGCCACACGCCTCGGTCGAGAGCGCAAAAAATGGCCGCTCGGACGCGGTTTGTTGGCGAAGCCACTTGATCCAGATCATTCGGCGAACTTGGGGAGGCACATCGGGGGCGAAATGCGGGCGCCGCTTGCGTCCGGGGACGCGCAGCTTGTCCATCGTCATCGGAGCGCCACCACTCATGAGAAAGCCCCGCTACTTGGGGTCGAATCCCGAATCGGTCGGCGCTCCCGAACCGAGACAGGAACTCCCAAAATAGACGGGGCTGCCTCTTCGTGGAACGCCATCTCGTGCTCGCTGTTCGACGCAACGCGCACCCTCGTATCTTGGGTTACCGTCTTGGCTTTGTCAAGTCAGGAGTGATCGGCCAGGAGCCCTTGACACACGCCTCGACGCAACGACGCATATCCTGACCGACCACCCCCCTAGATCACCACGTACACGCGCATATGAGCGCGGCGCTCGTCGGTCATCCGAATCAGCGCCCGGCGCGGCGGCCTTCCCGCCGGGGCGTGGCCGCAAAGTTCCCAACACCTGGGACGCCCCGTATTTTCGCTAATGCCGAGCGCCTGACAGATTTCCCTGAGCGTCGCGCCCCGTGGCCCGCAGGTCACCAAATAGGCGTAGACCGCGCTCCGCAGTCGCATCGTATGCGGTGCGATATGCTGCGCCGCTGCCTCGGAGGTGTCGATAGGAACAGACGGAGCCTCTTGCTCGAACAATGTCGGGTCACCCGGAGGCGGGGGCGCGTAATGGGTATGCCTCATGGCTTCCCCCGCTTCAAGTACGCCACCCACGAGCCGCTGCGAATCGGGCACACCTCCGTATGCACGATGCACCGGCCATACGTCCCGGTCTCCCCGCAGTACCGACAGGCTACCTCAGAAGGGGAGATCGTCATCCTCGTCCTCGACGGGTTCCTCCGGCGTTGGCACGTCGCTCCCCGTCTTGGCTCGATGCGCCGTCAGCGCCGCCGCGTACTGCGTCTTGCGATCCGTCAGGAACTTGGGGCGCTCGTACTCGTTGAGTAGCGCCTCGGGCGGGTGCGGCATCTCCGTGGGTAGGGGACTAATGCTCACGATGTTCGCGAACTTCCGCCCCTTCCGCGTCAGGACGTGCTCAATGGACACGAGCGCGAACTTGCCGTGCAGCTTATCCACCGGCAACCCCGCTTCCGCCTGCTCCGGCGTGTACTTCTTGCCGCGCCAGCTCTCCAAGAACTTGCGCAAGTTCGCCTTCTCGTTGGCGGAAAGGGTCATCTCGGTCGTCACGAACGTCAGGCTCTTGTCCTCCTGCCGTTCGCCTGACGCAAAGACGAGCGCGACCTTCGCGACTTCGCGTGGCTCCTGGCCGGGGAACTGCTCGACGTTCACCCCCAGGTTCACCACGTCCACGCACAACATGGGAAACTGTCCCTCGGCGTGGGGATTGAAATTGCCGCCTGAGTCCTTGGCGGTTACGGCGTCAGGTTTCTGCATTAGCGGTCCAACCTTTCATCGAGAATCATCGGGTCGCCCCAGGTCTCGCTGTGAATGGTATCAAACGGCATCCCATCATCCTCCATTGGGCCTTGCATCTGCGCTTCGTGGCCTTCCATTTCCTTGACGTACTCGGGATCGCAGTCACACGACCAGCCCACCGAGCCCCCGCAGGTTTTGCAGATCATCGGACCACCCCAAGTTTCGGGTTCACGACGTGCGAGCGCACTACCTGCCCCCCGTGCGGATTCTTCGCGTGCAGGTGACAGAGCACCCCGGCCCGTCTGGGGAGCTTGCAGATTTTGCCCCGGCGCGTCACCGCGAGACACCGAGCGAACCGATCGAGCGGGCGCTTGCGCTTCACACGCCCCACGGCTCGCTGTCGTTGCAGTCGTCGGGATCGCTGTCCCACGCATCGGCCTCCCAATACCTGACGGCTTCGGGGATCACGCCTTGGACGTGCAGCCGCTCCCCACAATGCCCGCACCGCTCGATGACGAGCGATTCCCAGAGCCGGAACGGGGACACCACGACTTCGAGCACCTGGGGCGCGTTGCAGCCGTGTCGGGAAGTCGTGTGCCGGGCGAGTACGGGAGTCATCGCGCCACCCGCCGCCGCTCGGGAAACTTCAAGACCCCGTGCGTCCGGGCTTCCCGTCCGATGAGCCAGAAGTAGCCCACCACCGCCCCGCCGAGACTCACGCAGGTGACGAGAATGCCGACCACGAAAGACCACCAGGACCAGTTCATAGGCCGAGTCCCGCTTCCTTCGCGTCTTGGATTTGGAGGTCGATGGCTTCATGCTGTTGAATGGACTGCTCGGCGGCGGCCACGGCGATGCGCCGCACCCACGTCGCGAGTTTTTCGGCATCCAACCGCGCCGCCCGCTTCAAAAGCCTCGCCTGTGCCAGCGGGACGCGCAGGTGAATGGCTACGCTTGAGTTCATGGCTCCAATTTGGGGGGTTGACAAGCGGTTGTCAATAGGCGATTCTATGCCCATGACGCCCATCACTCCGCTCACCCAGCCCCCGATTGAGTCCCTACGGAACGCATTGATGATCGCGGAGACCCAGGCCGACTACTTGGCCGAGCCCGTCAGCGAAGAAATCGCCACGATGGGTCGCGCCTTCGGTGATGTGGCCCGCCTCATCCGGGATGCGCTCGGCAAATTAGGGGATGTGCATCCGGCGACAATCGCGGCGGCGCAAAAGTGGATTCGTGAAGAACGCGCGGCGCGAGATTTAGCTTCCGTGGTGACCCGTACCGCCTTGGATTGGGAGACCCGATAACATGAACGTCTTCACGCGCTTCCTCGCTTTCTTCGGGGCGATTTTCAACTGGACGCAGGGCCGCACGATTCCCGCCCCACCGCTGCGCCACCAGTTCGGCGACGCGCCGCTGCCCAATCCTCCGGGTGGCGGACGGTCCACCAAAACGCCCCGGTCGCTCGTGAAGTTACGGCGGGAGCGGAAAGTACGGATGCGGATGCAACGCGAATCGCGCCGCCGCAATCGGGCTGCTCGATGAACACGCCCCGCGAGCATCCGGTGGGCTGCGACTGCGCGACCTGTCTCGGAGATGGGGCCCCGCTGACGTTCGCGCCGCCCGCCGATTCGCGGAACGACGACCCGTTTTTGGTCGAGGACGAGCTGGACGGGCTCCACTGCCCTAAATGTGGGGCGGAAAATCCGTGGAAAGGGCGTACCGAATCACAACGTCTGTGCGGCGAGTGCCGCTACGTGGAGGAGTGACCCGATGAGCGACGATCGGAGTTTCGAAGAACAAGTAGCCGGTGTCTTGGCGGTCATCATCTCGGAGATTTGGCGCGACAACGACGGCGGGACAGTCGGGACGCTGATGTTGGTCGAACGTCTTGCGCCCCAAGTCACCGCAGCGATTACAGCGGCGGGGCGCGTAGGGATTCGCAGCGCCGAGGAAGGCAATCGGGCGCGGGCGGCGGCATTGGATGCGCTCGGGCGTTCGTCCCCCCAAGAAGGAGCGGAAACGTGATTGGGCACTACTTGCTGACGCTCACCGAGGAACAGGAAGATCGGGTGCTGACCCGCTCAATGCGCCCCGGGGCATATACCGACCTCGCTCCCCTTGGGCCCTGTTTGGTGGGGACGGTGGAGCGTTCCGTGACGGGGTTTGATGTCTGCACGCCGTCGCTGCGCGACTGGCCCCCCGACGAATTGGGCGATTCCGTCGAGTGCCGATACGACGGTCTGTGCAAGCGCTTCGGGGCGCCCCGTGTGAATGCTGCGATCCGCAATCGTATCCTGTCGAACCGTGCGCGCCGTGAACTCGCCCCCGCCTCCCGGAATACGCCGTTGGTCTCTCTGGGGGAGCGCCTGACCCCGTGACGCCCCAGGACGTATTGCAAGCGGCTCGGCGCGAATTGGCCCAGCTCTGGGAGCGCCCCGTCGCGAAGCAGGATTGCGACTACTGCGGGCGCCCCGAGTGGCACGCGGTGGATGACAATGAGGAGCCCGTCTGCCTCCAATGCGCCAAGAACCGCGTCGAGTCGATGGCCGAGGCGGTGCGCGGGATCGGAGGCGTCGAGTACCTGGCGTGGAAAGAAAAGCGCCAAGCCGAGGGAGCGCGGTTCGCGGATGATTAGCCCGGTGAAAGTGCCGAAACCCAAACGGGCGAAGCGGAAGCCCTCCGGCCCCCACCCCCTGAAACGGAGCCGGATGAAATCCGTGAACCGGAAGCGGGGCGGCTCGGCGTTCCCGAAACAGCGCGACAAGGCGTTTTGCCGCTGGGTCGCGACGGAAAATCCGTGCATCGGAACGGGGCTCGTATTCCCGCGCCGCATCTCGCTGCACGATGCGGGCGACTATCTGCTGGGGCGCTTCGTGCATTACTGCTGGGGCGAAAACACCCCCGCACACGTCGGGAAGCATCGGGCGACCGGCGCGCCAGACCGGGGCCGTGTCGTCTGTATGTGCAAGGCGCTCCACACGTACTACGACCGCCGCCGCTCGGAATGCAATCAGGTGCTGTCCGAAGAAATCTTGCAGCGCGGGGCGTTGCGGCTCCAGGCCCTCTATGAAAGCGAGCACCCCACCCCATGAGCGTCCGTCTTGGTTTTTGGTGGCGTCTGACTCGTCCCTTCGTTTGGCGGTGGCGGCTTGGATACTGGGACTGGGATGCGATTCGCTACGTCTGGCTGGGGCGCAAATGAGCCGTCGGCCCAACGATGCGTATTACACGCCCGATGCGGACTTGGCGCTCGCCGCGCTGTTCAATCGGGTGCGGATCGGCGGGGCGGTGATGGAGCCCTGCGCTGGTGATGGGGCGCTGGCGACTCCGCTCCGCGCCCGCCTACGGGGGAAAGGGATATTCGAGAACGACATCGCGCGGGGCGGTGAAGATGCGCGCACCATGCGGCTAGAAAACGTGGCGTGGGTGATTACCAATCCGCCGTTCTCGCAAGCGTTCGCCATCGCACAGAACCTCTTGCCACAAGTCGATTATGGGATGGCGCTACTGCTACGCCTCTCGTTCTTGGAGCCGACATTCGACCGCGCCGCGTGGCTCGCGGAGAATCCCCCGAAAGCCCTGATCGTCTTGCCACGGATGTCATTCACGGGAAACGGAAAGGGCGATAGCGTGACTTGTGCGTGGATGATCTGGAGTCGCTACATCGAACGCCAATTGATCGCCATCGCGAGCGAGAACAAGCGACCACGGAAACGTCAGGGGGTGACCCCGTGACGGCTCCCGGCGAACCCCGATGAGCAAGCGCCCGAAGTGGCTGGATACCGTGCGTGTGGGCGACGTTCTCGAAAGCCCCATGGCGTGCTCCGCGTGGTGCGCGACGTGCATCGGTACGAGTCGAAGGTCTATCTCAAGTTCGCGATTCGGCATTGCTCGTGGACGACGCGCCCGTACACCGTGTACTACAGCGGCGACCAGTATTTGCATCGGCTGCGCCCCACGGGGAAGCGCAAGCAACTTGGGAATCGAATCGACAAGATGCTCGCCGCGTCCTTCGTGGCGCGCACCGCCGCTGACTGTCCGTTGCGGTGTCACCAAGTCAGGGGGATTGCGTGACTCCCGGCGAACGGCTCACCCCCCAACAGATGGGCGAGGAGTGGAAGCTGCGGGCGCGGATTCTAGAGCAACTTGTCGCGTCGGACGCACATGCTGTGGAGGCCACAGTCGATCGGGTGCTGGCCGCGTGGCAAGCCGACCGAGAAGCGCTGGAACGGGAACTGACGGCGGGCGATGCGGTGGCGATAAAAACCGCCGAGCAAGTCTGGGAGCAAGCGCACGCACAGTACGGGCCGCTGCTGCTCCGTGCGACCGTCGCCTTGCGAGAATCCACGCGCCAGATGATTGCCGCCGCGAAATCCGACTACACGGGCGCCGACGATTATCACGAAGCGCTGCGCGACGCCGAAATTGTATTGGCCGAGCTAGACGCGGCCCAAGGAGAGACCAAGTGAACCACGACTACACGCGCCTGAACGCGCACAGCGTCCAAGACCCGAACCAGCATACGAACTACGACATCGGCGCGACCAATGCGTCGCCGTTCTCATATGCGGGATGCCCGTACTGCTCAAGCCCCGGCCAGCAGATTTACCACGGCGGAACGTGCCCCCGTATCAAGGCCATCGAGTACCACCCGTGGGGCGGCATCAAGCGCATCGAGTTTCACGACGTGGGGGCGGCCCAAGGAGAGACCAAGTGAAACTGACGCTAGGCGGAGATTCACGGGCGCTCCCCAACGACGGCTCGTGGGGGCTCGGCATCTGGTACTTCGGCTGGGACGAGTCGGCTATCGACCTGAATCTCGGCTACCGCTGCGTGAGCCTGTCGTGGCGGCGTAATCGCCCCGCGCCCCGTTCCTGGGTCGCCCGCCTTCATCGGTGGCTCAATGACCCGACGTGGGGATTCGGAATCTTCCGCGACCCTGACCGCGTGTGGGCCGTGAGTTTCGGGCCGTGGATGCACGAGTTTGGGGCGGCCCAAGGAGAGGGGAACCAATGAAGCCCAAGAAAAAGCGCACGTTCGTTCGGCGGTCGCTTGGGAAGCATATCAGCCTAGCCAAGCGCGACGCGGTGATTGCCGAGCTAGTGGCTACCGTCGTGGCGGGCGCTCCGTGGGCATCGCAGCGCTGCGGCGACTACGACATTCACGTGAGCCGCGACGAGATGGGCAGCATCGAAGTCCACGATTCTAAGCCGTACCGCTTCGGATACTTCCACCCGTCCTTCGAGCGCGTGGACGGCAACGCTGTGTTCGAGGTATCCCGGTGAGCGCCCCCGACGTGAGCCCCCCGGAGCAGTTGGCGCAACTCGTCGGCGTGCGGAGCGAACTGGCGACGGCGCTCGCAACGGCGCTGCACGAGGCCCGTTCCAATCCCACGGGCTACCCGCTTCGACAAGCCATCGAGGGGGCGCTGACCGAACTTGCGGCGCTGCAAAAACTGGCGAAATCGTGGCGGGTGGAGAGCGCCCCACCAGCAGGGCCGAGCGCCGAAACACTTGCGAACTGGATTCTCAACGTGCCCGACGTACAAGTCTGGTACGGCGAGACATCCCACGGGCCGCACCCCGCGCGCTGGCTAGCCGATTATCTGGCAACGAAGTTAGGGGTGTCCTCCCCAGAACCGGAAGGGAACCGATGATCGGGGTTTTCATTTCCGTGGACGACCGCCCCCACAAGCTCCCGATGGGCTGGGTGATCCAAGAGAATGGCTGTTGGGATTGGGTGGGCACCAAGAATAGTCGCGGATACGGCACCATGTGGGATTCTGGTATGCCGGGGCGCAGAATCGGGGCGCATCGTGTCGGCTACGAGCGGGTCAAGGGACCGATCCCGGCTGGCCTGACGATCGACCATCTGTGCAGGAATCCGTCCTGCGGCAATCCTGACCACCTAGAAGCCGTGACGCTGATGGAGAACATCCGACGCGGCAATTGGCCTCGCGCTGGGCCCGGGCAGCGAACGCACTGCAACTATGGGCATCCGTTGTCGGGGGACAACCTGTACGTGGAGACTAGTCGGGCGCATCCCTATAAGTCGCGCCGGTGCAGAATCTGCCAACGGGCCAACGGAAAAAAGAAACGCTCTAAGAGGCGACCGTATTTCGTTGCGCGCTGTGACTGCGGGTGGCGCGGTCGCCGGTGGGTAGGATTAGGTAGTCCCTGTCCGAAATGCGGCAAGAAACCGCACGCCTATTCCCCGACACCAAGGAGCGCTCGATGAGTGACGAGACAGAAGGCCCATCTCTCGGGGCTCCCCGAGCACCAGAAGAACGCCGCAAGAAGTCGCGCCGGAAGTCCTCGGGGCGGCGAGTTGCTGATGTGCCGGGGCGTCGTGTGGAGCGCCGCCGTGAAGCGGACGACCGTTTACCCGAGTGGCCGAAGCCGAAAGGACATCACAAAGATGGACGCTGACGGAATGGATTCTGTGACGCAGCCGTCTAGTGGGGAGCCCGAAGGCCGGGACGCGCCGCCCCCGGATGACTTTCGGACGTGGGCAGAAGCACTCGTGCGCCACCTTCGCGTGAGCGCCGACAACGCCACCAGCAGGCAGCACGAAGGCGATTGCCGCGCCGCGATCGAAGTGATCGAGCGACTACTGGCGCGGGGCTCGTCTCAGGCGGGCAGCGCCCCAATGCGAGTAACGGATGAAATGGTGGAGGCGTATGAGCGGGCATTGTGGGGCGCCACCTGGGACAAAATCCCCGACGACGATACCGACGAATGGGCAGGACGGAAACGTCGCCGCGCGGATGGCCGCGAATTGCTGGAGAAAATGTTCGGCGTGTTGGGGGCGGACAGCGCCGGAAGCCCAGGAGACAAAAAGTGATCGGCGTATTTATCCCCGTTGACGATAAGCCGCACCGGCTCCCGCAAGGCTGGGTGATCCAGGAGAACGGCTGCTGGGATTGGGTGGGCGCACTCAGCCCTGAGGGCTACGCCACTGGTCGCGCTCATCGCGTCAGCTACGAGCGATTCGTCGGCCCCATTCCAGATGGCTTGACGATAGACCACCTGTGTCGGAACCGCCGCTGTGGGAATCCCGACCATATGGAGGCCGTAACGAATCGGGTGAACGTCCTGCGCGGGATCGGGCCTACCGCACGGCACGCGAGGCAAACCCATTGCAAGTACGGGCATCCATTCTCCCCGGAGAACACCTATTGGCGCACCAACGGTGCACGGCGGTGTCGCCATTGCCAGCGGGTCTACCTGAAAGAATACAAGTTGACTTGGCGGAAAGGGGTAACGACATGAGTGCTGCGGAACTAGCTCCAGAGCCTCGTAGCGGCGACAATCTCAATACCCGTTGCCCGTGCTGCAACGCGCCCGCGAATATGTATCTCGATGGCGTGCCCCGCGAGTCGTTCGTGGGCCACTTCAATCACGCCGTCGTGACGTATCGGTGGGCCGCCTCCCCGTCGAGCGGGGAACCCCGATGAGTGCAGACCAGACGCCGCGCCAGAATCGTATCGAGAAGGTGGCCCGCTACCTCTGGGACGAAGCGCGGCGCGAGTTCGCCACGGGCGGCTCGATGCCTCCGTCCCTGAACTACGCCGACGGCCAGCAAGAGCCGATGCCGTGGAAACATCAGGACGCGAAGCTGCACGCCTACTTCCTGCGCCGCGCCCGCCGCTTGATTCGAGTGGTGCGTGGGGGTTCGAGCGGGGAAGGACGAGCCCCGGAACCGTTCGATTTCCACGGCACGCTCAAGGCGATGGTCGCGCCCCAGAACGCCTTCGTGGATGCCTACGAAGCCATTTCGGATGTGCCGCTGAATCTGCGGGCGCTGGTCGCAACGTAACGGGTGACTGGGCGCGTACCTCGACCGGGGCGCGTCAGCAATGCGAGTGGTTCCCTGGATCGCACCTAGGACCATCTTCGGCCCGTGAACGCAGCCACACTGGCAAGAACCGGCCCTCGGAAGCCGGGCGGCAACTATCTCGCGGGCCGCTTCATGTGGTCCCGCAGACCCCACGGGTTGGACGTAGGAATGCTTGAGCGTGGGGTCTATTGTGCGGTGGGGGACTCTCGCTCCCCATGAGCGCCCCAACACGCAAAATTAAGCGTTCAACGCCTCAGGGACGTGTCCCGGGGCGCTGCGAAGAGTGCGCGGGGGGCGCTTCCCACCGGGGAAGGGCGGGAGCGCGAAGCGGTTTTGCGGCCCGAAATGCCGGTGGCTGGCGTGGGCCAAGCGGCGGTTTGGGCGGCCAGCCTAACCCCCGCACCCAGCGCAAGGCTGATTCCAAGGAATCCCGCGTCGGGGCGAGCGCCAAGACCTGCCCGAGCTGCGAGTTTTGCTCCGCGTGCCGCCCTGCTAAGAACCCCACCGCATAGAACACGCAGCACCCGAGCACGGATAGAATCAACGCCAGCGCGGGGAGGGGATTCGGGACGGGGGCCGGGACAGGATGGGCAACCCCATCCCGGCGAGGGAATTGCAGCGCGGGGCGCGTTCAGGTGCTCCGCTTGAGCATCGCCAGCAACTCGGCGGCGATTACGGTGCCCAAGGTCGCGGCTGGGGCCGCCCCGAGTCCCGAGATATCGACCCCGCTACTCGCATGAGCCGCCACCCACGGCGCGGCTAACGCCCCCACCAACGTGATGGCGGGCTGAATCTTCCGAAAGAACGGGCTCTTGGCAATCGCAAAGTCCGTCTTCTTGACCTGCGCCAAGACGAAGGACGTGCCCAAGGCCCCGACTCCGGCGAACACCGCCCCCCACGCGGATGCGGTATCGTTGACGACCTGCAACAGTAGTGCGAGGTAATGCATACACCCCCCTTTGGGTTGATCTACGGTAACTAATCGGCGCGAATCAGCAAGCGGCTCCCCCCATTCACCGGGAGGAGTGCGAGGTGGATGTGAGAGTCCTGCTTGGAGTTAACCAGTTCGAGCTCCACCCCTCTGGCCCCCGCCACTTGGTACACGGCTTTGACAAACCGCCACAGGGCTGAGGGATTCGTGATCCACTTCAAGTCAAAGGCCCGGCCTTGCAAGTGCCACGAAGTCGGACTAGAACCGGACGCGGCGGCGTTCTCCTCTGCGGTTCTGGCGTCCGAAGTCACGACGAGGGGCTGGCCGTAGGCCGCCCGCACATCATCCAAGAAGTGCGCGGCCTCGGCCTCCAAGAGTTCGGGGTGGCGAAACTCGTCCAGCCGGAAGTACCGCAGATTAGCCGTGAGGGGCATCCGGGGCTTTCTCTTTGATGACGGCTTCCAACTTCTCAACCAACTGCTCGGGATCGAAGGGCTTGTAGAGATCGGGCTGCTCGCTCGGGTCCCCGGAGATCACGATAAAGGGCACCCCCGGATAGAGTTCCCGCAAATGCCTGCCGTCCCCATTCGGGAGCCGGATATCCGCCACCACCACATCAAACGGCCCCGGCTGCGCCTTCGCCTCTTGGAGCGAGTTCGCCGTCAAGACCTGCCAGCCCTTCTTTGACAACACCCGTTGGGCCAAGACCGTGATAATAGGCTCGTCATCCACGATCAGGATGTTCACTTGGCGTCCTTCCGCTTGGGGCGATCGGATTGCTGGAAGAAATAGGCCGTCAAGCGGTTCTCCACCGTCTTCTCGATCTTCGTCTCCAAGTCTCGCGTCATCTGATAGAACCCTTCCGTCATCTTCAAATCAACATGATGACGCAGGTCCCGCGTTTGGGTGTCCGCATGTTCCTTGAGGTCCCGCTTCAAGGTATCGACATACTCCTTGAGGGCGACGGTCTGGGTCGCGTTCTCCGCCGCGAGGACTTTGCCGTTCTGGCCCCCGTTCCGTTTCTGGCGCACGAAGTAGTCGTAGAGCACCATCGCGAGAATCGCCCCCGCCGGGGAGGTGGCGAAGTATTCCAGAATCTTGAGGAAGGTTTCCGTGGTCATGCCTTCCAGCTCGCCCAGCAAAAGAGGCCGAGACTCGTGGCGCGCACCGATTGGTAAGTGAGCCACGAGCCCAAGCCGGGGCGGAGACAGTACCCCATCCACGCCACCCACCCGAGGCCAAACGCGACGCCGATGGTCCAACGCAAGGGCACCGTGAGGCTGGGCCACGTCACGGCTAAGAGTCCGAGCCACGCCACGGTATGCACGAAGATGTCGGGCTTCGTGAGGTCGAGATTCAGGATGGCAAAAAGCGCCGTGAAGGCGAGGACGACGATGAACCGCCACGGACGGGGCGCGAGCACCAACGCGAACAGGCTCGCTTGGGCGAACAGATACGGCGGCCCCACGGGGAAGGTACCCTCCCAATGTGACACCCAATCGGCGACCCACGACACCCCGAACGCAGCAGCGAGCCCCCACCACATCGGGGACGGACGACGGCCCGCCGTCCAGAGTGCGGACAGCCACGCCACCGGCACGAGGCCCATCTGGTGAGCGGCCTCGAAGACGGGCCGCATCGTCCCTAGGGACACAACTCTAGCACTGTGGCGGGCAAGGGTGGGCCTCATTCAAGGGCTTGAGTCGCGCCGCGTCGGCGGTATCCGCGCCAAGCACTTCCAGCGTCGCCCGTTCATCGAAGGGGCCGTGCACGCGGAATATCCCGTCGGGGGGCGCGGCCATCATGCGGGCGCGGAGTTCGAGGAATGTGTCCCCGTAAAACGAGAGGTAGCGGATGGGGCCGTGCTTGTCGGACTCGGGCATACGATCCTCCTCAAACGGGGGAAACATCTAAGAGCCTAAGAGGCTCAAGGGGCGTATCCCCAAGTCGGGGATCGTGATATGCCGACGCTGAAACTCCACGATCAAGAGGTCCCGCAATTCTTTGGGGGCGTTCTTGAAGGACTCGACCAGTTGCGCCGTGGACATCGTGCGGAGCTTCGCCATCACCGGGCCAATCGTCGGATTCGCCTTCGGCAAGAGCGGCTCCCCACCCCGGACTTCAGGGGAGCGAGTCGGGGCCGCTTCCCCGTGGTAGATCGGATGACCCGGACGCGGTTCCGGCAGTCCCAGCGGGGGACGCCGTTGATACGTCGGGATATCCAAGCCCGTGGGAGTACGCCGGGGCGCCGGGGTCGTCCGCAACGTCCCTTGCGGCGGGGCGATGTCAAACCGCTCGACTTCCCGCAACGCGCGTTGCGCCGCTTTCGCCGCTGGCGCGGCTTCCCGGCGGATGGTCCCGGCGACCCGACCCGCGACCCGTCCGGGAAGCCCCGCGAGTTTCCGCCCCGCGAGCCACGCTAACGACGCCCCCACGGGTAACGCGGCGGCTCCGGCGCCAATCGCGGCCCCCACGCCTCCCGCCGTCGCCCGGTCTTCCAAGTCGCCTTCCGACCGTGCCGCGCCTTCGACGCCTCCCAAGAGGCCCCCCGTGGCAATGCTCCCGGCGAGTCGTCCAGCGGGGCCCAGTTTGGCAATCCGCGCCACCGGCACGGCTAGGGTGGGCAAGGTCCCCGCGACTTCTCCGGCGATGTACGAGAGGGGATTCGCTTCCCGGCCTGCTCGGGTGGCTTGGCGCGTTTCGTCCCGCTGGGACGCGTAGGCTTTCAAGGGGTTCGATTCGCCCCCCGGAATGAACGGCGCCCAGAGTCCTGCTAAGAGCCCAGCGGCTTCGTCCCCCAGTCCCAAGGTCGCGGCTTGCGACGCCCCAAGGCCGAAGGTGGCGAGTTTCCCCGGCGCGGCTCCGGCTACGTCAGCGGCGTTTGCGGCTTCCCGTTGCTGCGCGAGGTGGGGGCGCGCGGCGTTGAAGGCCCGTCGCGCCCGTGCGTTTGTCGGGTCTTTGACTAAGAGCGCTTGGGCGGTCTTCGCGATCCCGGCCCACTGCTCCGGCGTGTAGTCTTTCACGGCGGTACCGGGAGCATGTCATCAAAGTTGTCTTCCTCGTCCGGCACCGTGACCGGGGCCTGCTTGGGCAACGACCGCCCAGCGGCGAGCCGAATGGCCTGAATCGCCCGCTCCCGCGCCAAGGCCTTCTGCCGCAACGTCTCGGGCTTGTCCCCCACTTGCGGGAGGAAGGTTTGCGCGGTGCGCTGGGTTTCGGCTTCCGTCGAAGCCGCTCCCGACACGACGTAGTTGTAGGACTGCGCCAGTTGGAGCGCCGCTTGATTCTGCTGCTGCCGCGCTCCCGAGACGACGGTGTTCCCGAGGCCGAAGGGCAGTTGCGCGGCGGCGGCTTGTTCGAGGCTCGGCGCGGTCGCCTGCTGGAGCAGTTCGTAGGCTTGCTCCGCGACCATATGCAACGCCCCGGCCCGGCGTTCGGACTCCGTGGGAATCTGCCCCGCCGCCGTCTGCTGGAAGGCCCCGGCCCCCGTGGCTTCGATGCGTCCGTCCGAGTAGAAGCGCAGCAACGCCGGAACGCCACCCGACAAGACGGGCTTCCCGGTCTTCGGATCGACCAACCCTGCCCGGAGGACGCCCCGGTCAGGGCGTTCGGGTTTCAGTTGCGCGAGCACGTTCGAGAGCTTTCCCACCAGGTCTTCGGTGCCCGGCTGCCCCGCGAGTTCGGACACCATCTGGGCGACCCGCTGATAGGGGTCGGCGATGCCTTGCGCTTTCTGGGCCACTCCGGCAACCTGCGCTTGCGTCCGTTGCTGTTGCTGATACGCTTGGAGCCGCATGGCTTGCTGGGTGAGGTCGTTGATATCCACCCCCCCAATCGCGCGCCCGATGTTCGCCAGCGTCCCGCCTTGCTGGGCTGAAGCCCCTCCCGCTTGGAGCAGATTCGTCCCGAGTTGCAGGAGCCCCTGACGGCCCACGGCCTGTCCGGCTTGGGGATCGAGCATCCCGAGCGACGGAAAGAGCCGCTGTTGCAAGCGGTCGAGAATCGACAACTTCGGAGGCGAGTACGGGGCGGTCACCGATACCACTGGCTCGGGTCAAAGGGGAACCCGCTAAAGCCTCCGCCGCCGAGGATGCCCCCCGCTTGCGCGCCCGCCCCACCGGCTCCCGCCATGAAGCCGAGCGGCCCCCCACCAAACAGACTCGCCCCAGTGAGTCCGAGCCCGAGCAACTGGCTAAACGGGTCCGACTGGGTGTGCGTCGTCTGCGTCTGCCCGTAGGGCCCGATCCCCGCGTTCAGAATCCCGAGCATCTGGGGATCGACTCCGAAGCCGAGATTGGCGAGCTGCCCGGCGCGTCCGAGGGCGTTCTGGTATTCCCCATACCGCTGTCCCGCTTGCCCCTGCGCGATTTGTCCGAGCGCTGCGCCTTCGGCTACGCCTTGACGACTTCCCCCAAAGGCTCCGGCTTGCGTGGCTTGGTCCCCGATGGTGCCGAGCGTCGTCTGGCGGAGTTGATTCCAGTACGGGTCGAGCATCGCCCCGTAGCCCCCCATCAACCCTTGGAGCGCGTTCGCATCCCCGCCGAGCGCCGAGAGGCCGGTCTGGCCGAGGCCCCGCGCTTGCGCGTAGAGGGGATTGTTCTGTGCTCCGAGCGCCGCTTGGCGCATCTGTTCGACATACTGCTGGGTGCGCGGATCGACCGTTGTGCTTTGGGTTTGCTGGCCGCCTTTCACAGGTCACGCTCCATCACGATAGACTGAAAGTGCCAGCCGCTCGACAAGAGCCACGGCACGCGGCGCCACCCTTCGCGCCCCATCAGACTCGCCCGCGTACAGCCCATCGCCCGCCCCCAATCGAGGATGGCGGGGACCATAGATTGCACCTCGGCCATCCGCCCTTCGGTCAAAAAGAAGTGCAGATACTTGGCGAGCGGCGTTTCGCGGATTTCGGTGACGATGATGGACTCCCCTTCGCCCCAACCCTGGAAGCGCCCACAGGCTACCCCTTCGGCAATGTCTTCAGGCCGATGCGTGTTCGCGAGGGCTAAGGCGTGGGGAGCGATCAAATATCCGCCCCTGACCGATAGGTCTCGATGAGGTTTGTCCCGTCATCGTAGAACTCATAGAGACGCCGCTTCGTGCTCGCGGGTGCCACGAACGCCCCGGCAAGCAAATAGGCGCCCCCGAACGTCACCGCACCGAGCGCCCCCCCGGACGAGTTCTTGATATCCAGCAACAGCCGTCGCCCCGTCCGCCGATTGTTGCCATTGTTGACCGTGAACGCCGTTCCATTAGTGGCGACAATCGTGTTGACTTGCGCCTCATGGTTCGGGTTCATGGAAGCAGAATAGGTGATGGCATTGATCTGCACTTCAGGAGCGGGCAGCATCGACAACGGCCCATTCGTCGTCATCTCCCCGACCCGCGTCGAACGCCGCACGCCAGCCTGCGTATCGTTGAACGTCAACCCCCCAGGCGCCGCATAGGAGTTGAGCCCGAACATGCTCGGACTCGTCCCCCCCACTGGAACGATGTCAATAGTCAGAGTACCGGAAGGGATCAACTCAAAGCGATTACCCAAGAACATGGCGGACACGCCTTCTTGGTGTAACGCCATGGTACTGTTGGTGCCAATGAAGTTTGATCCGATGACGCGGAGCGTATCAGCGCCCCGCGAAGCAGCCCCATCCACATAAATGAACGTGGCCGTCGTTCCAGAGACAAGGCAATCAAGCAAGGACGTGCCGTCCGGTTGACTCCCCGCGCTGGAGGTCAAGAGGAAGTTCTTGGCGCTGGCCGCTGCGTTTTCGATTTTGCACTTCAAGAGCGAGTTATACATGACATCTCCACCACTCGCTCCGCCCTTGAATTGCACGCCGTAGACATTGGGATTGCCGATGGCGACTCGCACCAGATTGCATTCTGAGGCCGCTTCCAGTCGAATCCCACCGGCATTATTCGCTTGGTTCACGAAAGCGGAAAACCCGATGTCCTCAATGTGAACTCGTTTAGAAGCGATGGAGGCGTCGTTGGGGATGACCATTTCCAGCGCCGTCCCAGCCTTTTGGTAGAGCCAGGTTCCCCGTGATCCTCCGAAGGTGCCTCCTGTCCCCTCCCCAACAATGCGCGTACCAGGGTAATACTTGAGTTGGGTGAAGATATAGCCATTGTTGGCGTCCAAGGCCGGGACGTAAACACCTCGGTAGGCACGGGCATTGGCGGCATCAATCGCTGCCTGAATGGCGGCGGTATCGTCGGTCACGCCATCCCCGACCGCCCCAAACGCCTTCACATTGAACAGCGGCCCCGTCAGAGCAGGGGGGACAGTTGAATCAGGGTCATAACCCGACCCTGAGAGGAGTTCCCGAAGCGCTCGGTTATTTGTGTCAGAAAGTGTCGGATGTCCTCGTCCGACCATGCGCTCAGCATAGAGTTGCCAGGGAAGTGCAGCCATTAGCTGTTGACCCCCATCAAGTCATCAAGCACTACAGCACCCCATAAGCGGTGAGCCGCCAGTTAGTCCCGTCGTGCGCCACGTCCACAAAGGCCGCTGTTCCGGCGGGGATCGTTTTCAAACCGCCCACGTCGAGCGTGAAGGCCCCGAGGCCCGTGCGTGTGATGCGAAACTTGCTCCCCGCCCCGGTCGCCGAAAGCGTCACGGTGCGATTCGCCGTCAATGCCGTGGCGAAGCGTTGTATCTCCAAGTCGCCCGCCACCAAGGTCACGTTCGCATCGCCCCGGTCACCCGAGACGTAGGACGTGGGACTCTGCTGCTCGGCGGTTGTCAGCACCCGTTCGAGTTCCGCCCGAAGTCGGTCTTGGTCGGCGCGGTCATACTTGTCGGGGGCCGCTGGAAGCTTCACCGGCGGCTCCCCGGAATGATGCCCAAGCGCATCGTGCCCAGCCGGAAGTCCACCGTCCCCACAGGGCCCGCCAAAAGCGAGCCATCGGCGAGAAAGCTCCCATCCGCGAACACATCCAAGTCCCCGACTTGCTCGAACCGCACCCGCACCTGACGGCCTGACCACCGGATATCCGTTTCGGCGGTCAGCGCGTAGGGCCCGTAGGTTTGCTCCGCTTGGTGGGGCTGGAAGCTCGCAAAGAACGTCGCTTCCACCTGCCCAATCGGGAGATCGTCAGGAATCAACTTCTGGAACGTCAGCGTGCGATCCCCGCTCCCGAGTTCGATCGGCCCGGATTCGATGTAGGCGTTCTCCCCGCCCCGGTCTTGCCCGACTTCATGGGCGTACAACTTCCCGGCGGAGTCCCAGCACATCGGCTGCGCGAAGACCCCAGCTCCCACCCCTGCGGCCCGTCCGAGGGTGCCGGTCATCCAGAACCCGCCCCGGTAGTTGTAGGCGACGTAGCGGTCATTCTCGGTCCCGCTCTGGGATGCCGAGGGGTAGAACCACCACACTTCTCCGAACGCGGCATTGGCAAAGGCGGCGATCTTCGCTTTCTGGCTCTTGTTGAAATCCCCGAAGACGTAATCCGCCACCTCGCACGGCAACTGCCTTACGGCGCCGTCGTAGCGGAAAAACTGCCCGTCGCTCATCCAATAGGCGGCGCCTTCCACAATAGCCATTGCGTTCGGCCCCAAGAGTCCACACCCGTCGCCGCGTTGGTCGAAGCGGTAGATAAACGGCCCTCCGATGTACACGGCGGCCCAGAGGTCGGCATCCGTCCAGAGCAGGGTCTCTCTCGCGGTGCGTTTCCCTGCGATCAACCGCCCATTCGTTTGCAAGACAAAATCCCCCGCCGAATTGGTGACCGCTGGCGCCCACGTCGTTTCTGTCTCTTGGGAAGCCCACGCCACTTGTCGGGGATTCGAGCTAGACCCGAGGGCCATGATGAACCGCTCCCCCGTCACCACAACGGCCCGGCATCCCGTGGGGGCGTTGGTGAGTTGGGTAAAGTCGTTGGCGATGTTCTTGTCCCAGATCCAAATCTTCCCATCGGACGTGAGACACCCGAGGAGTTTTTCCCCAAAGTTGTCGAGCGACCACGTATCGGCATCCACCAACACCCCTGCTGCGGCGCCGACACCGCCCCAGCCGCCTTCCCCCCAGCCCCCGGAGCCCCAGCCCGTGGCCCCACCAGCGGAGATTGCGCCATCCGCGACCCCATCCACCAAGCCGCCGGGGGTGATGTCGGTCAGCGTCGATGGCGTGTAGGCGTAGGCTTTCGTCGTTCCGCTTCCCGTGGTCGCGACGGCGAGCCACGCCGAGGCGTCATTGCCGCGCCACGCATGGGTCCCACGGGGAAAGCCCACAGCGTCGATTTCGGCTCCCGTACTGGACTGCTGGAGCGCCCACCCGCCAATCGGCAAGAGGGGCGGATACTGGGACCCATCGGGGAGCCAACGGATCAGATTCGCCCGCGCCCAGCGTCCTTTCGCCTGATAGAGCGTCCCATTGGCGTAGAGGCCCGCTGGGAGGTTTAAGGGGAGGAATTGTTCCACTAGCTCACGCTCGTGGTGTCAGGATCGAGGTACACAATCGTGGCCGTTTGCAGGGTAAACGTCCCCGCGCCCGTCTGGTCACAGCCGAACGTCACGCCTTGCGCGCTGGCTTCATTCTCCGTGGGATTGGCCGACACGGGTTGCGACACGGCGGCATTGTTCACGAGCAGCATATCCACCCGCTGCGAACTCGTCGCCCGCCGAATCACCCACGCCTGCAAGAAGAACCGATTCCCCGCGAGGACCGTGAAGCTGGCGAGCGTCGTCGCCCCCCAGACCAAGGTGACCAAGGTATCCGTCGCGCCCACGAGGCCCGAGTAGGTGATATAGAGCCCCGCGCCGTTGCGATCCAAGCTTGCGGCGGGGAGCGTGTAACTAGCGACCGCCGTCAGCGTCGTGGAAGTCGTGGTCCGATTGGCGGCGGTGAAGATGGTGTGGGCCACCCGGTTCGTGCCGGTGCTGCCCCCGATCCGGGAGACGACCTTCCCGTTTTGCTGGAGGTCGCCGCCGATCACAAACGCTTTCTGGTGGAGCACTGAGCCGTACCACGTGGTGCCGCCGTCGTAGGTGATGAGCCCGATGATATCCACCCCGGAGGCGGTGAGTACCGGGTCCACGTCGCCGTTTTCCCAGACGACGGAGGCGGGCCACGTAATCGCGAAGGCGGCCCCGTTGGTGATCTTGAGCCAGAGCCGCGTGAAGAACGTCGAGGTCGGGACGTTCGAGAACGCAATCGTTGTGACCTGCGTGTTCGTCCCCGTGAAGGCGCGGGCGAGCGAGCAGTCGATGGTCGTCGTCGCGCTCCACGAGAGGGCGGACTGAATCAGACGCGGCTTCGCCAACTCCGCGTCGATGTCATCCATGTTCGTGTTTCGCATCCCGCCCCAGTTCAGGTCACTGATGGCGGGCTTGTCGAACCCGTAGTTCGTGGTGAAGGTCGTGGCGATGCGCCTACCCTCCTACCGCTGTAAGGCGTAACTGGAAATCATGCCCCATTTTTCACACAACGCTTGTTCCAAGGCCCAGAGCTGCGACGGCCCCAAGTCCTGCGTGAAGACCATCACTTCACACAGATGCCCAATCCACGACGCGCCACCTACCGTCACGTCCGAATTGGTGTTGGTGCCAGCGATCCCCGCCGAGAAGGCGTGTATCCCGTCCACGCATTGCCGCGAGGTCGAGTTGAGCGGGGCCGCGACGAAGCTTTCCATGTGGTACGTGGTGACATCCCCGGCGACCGTCCCTCCGGCTTGCGCGGCGGCATCGTCAAACGGCGTGAAGGCGTTCGCCGTGGCCCAATCCAAACCCACCCCAATCCGGGCGGCGTTGAAGGTCGCCGCTTTGTGATACGCCGCGTCATCCGCCAAGGTGTTCTTGAGCAAGGCCACCACGGTGATCGGCCTCGCAATCGCTCCAGCGGTGGCGATCGTCATCGTATCCGTGGCGTCCACGAAGTTCACCGACGGGAAGCCGTTCGGGCCCCCCGTGGCCCGGAACAAGGGCTGGTTCGCCCCGGTGCCTTGCGCCAGATGCCGCGCGTTGCCCGAGAGATCGTTCCATTGCGCCACCGCCGCATCGGCGGCGGGTTGGGCGTTGCCGAACCCGTTGATGTAGTTCGCATCATACCACGCGAACAACCCCGGCAGGCAACGGACATCGATCCGATTGAGGTTCGGCATCTTAGAACACCCTCGATAGGGGTTGGAATCGTGGCCGCGTTCCGAAGGCGAGACGCTCGTCCTGTATCCGAATGTCTCGGAGTATCTTGGTAAACCGCGCTTCCCAAAGCGGCGTCCGCTCGTCATGCTGGAGATACGGCGCGGCTTCACAGAGCGCCCCATAGAGATACAGGTCGGGATGCTCCTGCCACACGGGGTTGGTCGCGTAGTTCGCCGCGCTAATCGGGAGGCCGAAGCTCGCGTTGAGCCCGATCATCGAGACGACGAGCGTGTAGAAGCTGTCCACCCCGGCGGAATCCTTGGGCGTGTTGGGGAGCGGATAGACTTTGAAACTCGTCCCGACTGCGGCGTAGGCTTCCGGGGCGCCAGGTCCCGGACTCGTGGTGTGCCACTCCATGAGTTGGTCCAGCGACACCTGTGGGAGTGGGGTCACGAGGCCAGAGGTATCGGCGGCGTCGGCGACTTTCCACCCGCAGGACTGAATCTCGACGGGGGTGAGGCCGACCGAGGCGATGGCGCTCGTTAACCCCGTGCCTGCCGCGACGGGCAGCGAAAACGCCCCGGTGCGGGTCAGGAAGGCGCGGAGTTCGCGCTGGAGCCGCGCTTCGGCGAGCCGAATGAAGTCGGGAATCCGCGCATCCAAGTCTGACCTTGCCAGCCACGCGGCGATGTTCGTCACGAGATCGTCGTAGGTGACGAAGGCCATTAGACCGCCGCCCGCGTCTGGACGGACTGCCGGGACGCCACGGCGTGTTGCGCCTCAAACTCCACCATCCCGATATGGGTCACCTGCTTCGAGAGGTCGTGATCCACGAGGATCGTCGCCCCGGCCTTCCGTAGCTGCTGACAGAAGTAGAGGTCTTCACCCACGTGAGCCCGGTCATCGGGGACATACCCCATCATGAAGCGGGGAGCTGGTACAGTGCGGAGGAGATCGGCTTGGACGAGCATGACGCCCATCCCCGTCGCCGCGACAGGCTCAAGCCCGGTCGAGTCTTCCTCGGTATAGACCCGCGTCATCGGGTCGCCCAAGGACTTGACGCTCACGGGATGAAACGGGGGCCGTCTGGTCGTGTAGTTCGCGGCCACGACGGGTTGCTCGTGCGCGAGGAGCCGAACCAATGCGTCGGTCGGAAATCGCATGTCCGAGTCCAGATAGAGCAGGAAGTCGCATTGGGCCCGGAGGGCGGCGTCGGTCGTCTTTTCCCGTAACTCGGGCAGCCAGCAGCCGGTTGCCAGAAACCGCCGGAGGTCCAGGTCGGGACGCGCCGCAACAGTGTAAGCGAGGAGCCCGGCGAGGTCGTACGAGTGCCAGGCGAAGACCAAATCTGTCGAGACCAAGCAGACACCGACTCTCATCCTTTCTCCACGTAATCGGCGGCGCGACGTAGGGCGCGCACATTGTCCCTGAAACTCCCCAGCCCTTGATTACAACCAGAGCAGAGGAGCCCGCGCACCTTCCCAGTTTTGTGGTCGTGATCGAGATGCGTTCCAGCGCCAAGCGCCTGCAAGACGTTGCCGCAAAGGGCGCAACATTCGCCCTGCTTCTCAAATAGGGCGTGGTACTGATCGAGCGTCACCCCATAAACCCGCGCCAGCCATCCGAACTTGCGATTGGCCGTCACGGCTTCGGGATTGTCTTTCTCCCACTTGCGGCAGGCCGCGATATGGCGTTCGGGATACTTTTCCCGCCACGTTTTCTTGCGGGCAGAGGAACACGTCCGGCAGGTACGCTGCCCGCTGGTGGGATAGGTGTACCAATTGCTATGTCCGTTCTGGCATATCACTTGTTTAGTCATCGCCACGCCCAGACATGATCGGTCGAGACAAGACACACCCCCACTCTCACAGTTTGCCCGCCTTGATGCGGAACAGTTTGTTGTCTGGGTCGTTCAAGAACCGATGGAGCGCTTTCTGGCGGTCCAATGCCCCGAGCCCCTTCGCGCGCCATTCCTTCAAGAGCCCGAAGTAAATCGGCAGCGGGATACTCGCCACCAGATTGTCGTTGTCCTTCCACTTCCCGTCCTGCAACGGCGCGAGGTCCTTGTTCTGCTCGATGATCGGCTCCACGTCCACCGCGCTGTCCACGGCGAACCGCCCATCGGGCAGCGTGTGAAAGGTCCGCACCC